TATCTTCATACAACTTTTTCATGAGGACAAGATTTTCCTCATACTTTTTCTTTTTCTCTTCCTGACGATTTTGATTTACTTCTTGAAGAGACGCAATGAGTTTTGTTTGTGCAGAAACTTTACCCTCAGCAAGCATCAGCAGGTGATCACAATCTCTACTTTGTGTTTGTGCTGCTCTAATCTTATCCTTGAGTAGAGTATTCATGTTAGAGAAGATTCCAATATCTAGAAGATCTTCGACAACTTCTCTTCGATGAGCAGCAGGCAACTGCATAAAAGGCACAAAAGTGCTACTACCGAGAATAACAACCTGAGTGAAAGACTTGTAGTTAAGTTTAAGTACTGATTGCTCAAGGTATTTCTGAGTGTCTTTTGCTGCTGCGTCTTGATCGATGAGTTTATTGTTTTTGTAGATTTCAAATGTGTTTGGTTTGATTCCACGGAATACTCTATAGTCGTCTGGACCAATACTAAAACAAACCTCAACCTTTAAACCCTTTTCGTTAATAGAGTTTACAAGTTGAGGTTTATTAATTTTACGAAAAGGTTTATTGAAAAGTGCAAAGCACAATGCATCTAAGATTGTAGACTTGCCAGCACCATTACTTCCAATGATTAAAGTGGAGTTAGATTCATCTAATTTAATTTCCGTCCACTGATCACCTGTTGAAAGAAAATTCTTCCAACGAATAGTCTCAAATAAAATCATAGTTGTGGTGGTATAACAAAGTCGTTTTTAGTAATTACAGTGTAGAAGTATCCGTAGTTGTCACAGTTTTGTGCCACTGTGCCGACATCAACCTCAGAAATTTCTAATTCATCATCAAAACCTTCTGCTTCTAAGAGATTCCAATACCTTTGTGCATCTTCAGAATCCTCAAAAAGTTGCACAGTTTTAACTCGATCTTTATTGTAAACGGCGTAGACACCACCTGTAGATTTATCTGTAAGAATAAACATTAGATTTCACATGCTTCGATATAAAGTGATCTCATGATGCTTTTCACACTATTAGAATCAACCTTTAAATCAATGTCGTCTATGTATTTATCCAGTAGTGTCATAGTATCTTCAGTCTCCATGACTTCGGATTGCCCTAATTCAATGCTAAGATCTTCGATAATTTTTAAATCTGCAAGACCAATATCTTGCAGTTGTGAAACTGTGAAATCAAACTTGGCATAGTCACCCTTATCTTCAACGATAAGTTTTACAAATGTGCCCTCTAGATTTTCAGGAATTTCAACACCATCATTATAATGGAGTTTATGAAACATGTCAAAGGGATTGCGATAAAATGTAGTCTTTAGAGTGTCAGTATCAAAGACATGAAATCCTCGTTTTGATGCATAGTCATTCCAATATAACTGATATGGATTTCCAAGATAAGTTATATTACCCTTAGTAGACTTCATATGATAGTGTCCGCTGAATACTCTATCAAACTTAGAAAAGACAGAGGCATCCATACCACCTTCCATTACATGACCTGGGTGAGCTTCAAAACCGTTAAGCTCAAGATGACCCATACAGACATTAGCAGGACTGTTTGTAATTTCATCAAAGGATCTATCTCTATTGCCATCACACAACCAAGGTAAAAGAAGTATAGGAAGACCGTCAAAAACAACAGTGGTAGGGGAATCGTGTACTGTAATATTTCCGTATTCTCCCAGTAGTTCTCTAGGGGCATTGATCCTTAGGGTATTCTTGTAGTAAATATCATGATTACCCGTGAGCATGTGCATTGTCACGCCCATCTCTTCAAGAGGATTAAACCACATTTCCTTTGCCTCATTTAGAGACATGAAATTAATAGATCTTCTTTTATCAAAGGTATCGCCAAGAGCAATTACTGTATCAATCTTAGATACCTTGATAAAAGGAATCACTATTTCATTATAAAACTTTTTATAATGATTAATGAATGACTGATTATCGTTTCTTACTCCAAAGTGTTGGTCGGTAATCAGCAGTATCTTCATCGTTTAGAGTTAATAGAAATGCGGGATTTGATTTGATTATACTCGGATCCTCCGTCACCGTCAATGGAGAATACTTCATCGTATCCAGACTTCTCAAGAATCTTGTCCTTGATTTCCATCTGTCTTTTTTCTTTTTGAATCCTTCTCAGGAATGCATAGTATACAATCTGTGTAAAATATGCAAATGGATTTTTAGATTTTGCTGGATCGAAGTTGTCAATATATTGAATACAATTTTCAATACCATCACAAATCATATCATCTTTATACATGTAATTGATAAAGTTAGGACGATATGATAGGTGTGTTGCAATCTTCAAAAAACAACCACCAATGTAATTATCTACTCTTGGTTTAGGAAGTCCTCTTGCTTCTGCAATTGCAACCTTATCTTTATACTTCACTAACGCAGCAAGAAAATCTTGGTTGTTTACATAATGCTGTTTTTTGGATCGTGCATTTTTAGTCATATGATTTTATCTTGCATGTTTATATTATAACACACTTGACAATGTTGTCAATTCCCTATAGAATAACACTGTCAGGGTTGAGAAGGATTCTTATATATCTTTTCAAATAATCTTCTAGCATCATCGATCTTGCCCAGATATCCCATGTCTGGATCGAGGTCGATTTTTTGTCTGTCTGCAATTTCGGTAGGACTTTTTCCCGCGAGATATGCTTCATACATGAAGGTAAATTCTTTAGATAAGGATGCCAGAGACATAATATCCTTTTCTTGGATGATGAAAAAATCTTCATCACTCATTTGCATCCAATGAGAGAATCCCATTCCCTTTACAACTTTACCTTCATCTAGTTCTTTGGTAAAGATTTCAATTACTACAGGATTACTCATATACACAAGAGTTTGTCCTTCATCCTCAGCAAGTATTGCTTTGGCAACAATCTCTTCACCACTTACTAATTTAAATAATCCGTAGAATTCTTCGTCGTGTTTTGCGTAATTAATCATAAGCTTTTACTTTGACATCTATGATTTCATAATTAAATTTTTCTTCGTTATATACTTTGACTCTTTCCATCAAATGATTGAGGGTATAGTTATTACCCCTATCGGTGGAAATGTCATCCGCAATATCATATAATGTTGCTTGTGATTTATTTTCTCCCTTCCTTAATACACGACCAATAGATTGAAGGTTGCGTACTCTGGACTTAGAAGGTGAAGCGAAAATAACGTTATGTAATCTTTTGATATTGATGCCAGTGGAGAATGTCCCGTAGGATGCAACAATAATTGCGTCATCTGATTTCTCAGTTAAGACGCGAATATCCTCTCGGTCATCTACATCAACACCCCCATGCACCAAATGCACAGGTCTATCTGTGTGACTATTTATCATTTCGTAGAGAGGGATTCCATGGCGATCTACATAGTTGAAGAGGACCAAAGTGTTTCCTTTTAGATCACATGCAAGATTACGAATAAATTTATTTCTACCCTCATGATCTACAAGGTAATCAATTTCGTCTTGATATCCTTCAAAAAGTTTTTCTTCATGCTTGATCAAAACAATCTTTACTTTTAGTTTGGCAACATGCCCTGCTTTCATCAACTCGCTAGTTCTTGTTACTTGAGAGCATCTACCAAACACACCTTCTAAAACTAACTGATTGACATTTGCACCATCCAATGTGCCAGTAAATCCAATACGATACTTACACTCATGCAACTTGCCCATCA